CTTTGCGTCATCAGCATATGATTCACGATTCTGGTCTGCAGCGTATTTAGTCGAGTCGCTGTTCGCCATTTATCATGAACCTCTTGAATAGTTTATTGTAAAGTTTACGTGCATCATCGGCGTCTTCTTTCTTATCGTCACGTTCCTCTTTTTTATCATCACGGTCCTTGGGATTATCTTCTTCCTCATCTTCTTTATCTGGCTGATTATCCATAAACTGTTGTTGCATGACCATAGTGATAGGTTCGTCGCCCCATTCTACTGGGTCTAAACCTTCCATTGCACGTACTTCATTAATAGTAAGAACACTAGCATTAAGCTTAGCCATGATTTGTTCATGCTCAATCTTTTCAGCTGCGTCATCTTTTAAGAACCATTTGAACTTAACTTCATCATGCCCTAAGAAGTCAGGTATGATTTCCCGATTAATCTTAGCTGCGATAAGGTCTAAGTACGGTTTGATTGCATTCTTGATAGTGATACGTTCTTGTGACTCGCCAGTACTACGGTTAGAGTTTTCAAAGAATCCAGCTTCTTGTGGGGATAATCCGTACGCAGCAAATACCATATGGAAGTACCATTTCTGGCCTTCCAGCCACTCCATGTCCTTATTACTCATAGCTAAAGGAGTAAATGTCGCGTCCGCATTATGGAATAGAAGTTTGTGTGGCCTACCTTTCACTTGGGTTTCCCATGCATTCTTGAACGCAGACATCTGCTCTTCATTCATAGGGACTGATACAATACCGTCAGGCACTGCAGAATTCTTGAACCGTTCTTTATTGAAACGGGTTGATTGTATCATAAGCTCAACTTCTTGTTGAACAGATTGTAATGGTGACCAGCCGTAAGGGAACAGTTCTGTATTAGTGTTCATACGACCGTATATAATTTCTTTCCTTTCGAACGGTATTGGTGCGTTACTAATTTGTCTAAAAGAATATTGGTAATAACCTGGCGCTGGTGAACCGTCTGAGTTTGCACCAATAACACCATGTTCGTTAATATTAACTAAGAATCGTGCTCCGTCATAAGGGAATAGCTCAACAAGGTCTCCCCTTGCATTACGCCCTTTATAGATAACCCCTGAATCAATCTCTAACACATCACGCAAGAATGGAATCCAAACGTCCCAAAATGCGTCACCGTTACGGTTAGGTTGTTCTAAGAAAGTTTTAACCTTTTTAATATCATCAGCATATTTTAATTGTGTATTTTCGTCTTCATCTTCTACCATGATAGCCCATTGTGTGGTCATGATTTGTTTAGTGATAGACATGATAACCATCTGAACCCATGCAGATTTAGCGTACTGTCTAAGTTCGACTATATTGATTTGTCGTGGCATTCCAAGTTTTGCCGCATACATCCAATTAGCTAAGAAAGGCAACTTGTCCATCGGTGCTAAATCTCCAGCGCCGAACGGTCGAATCTCTTTTGAAAGCATCGACCTTACTTCTTTAAATTTGTCCAGTAGTCCCATTGATTGTGAGTGTGTAACCCTCCCAAAAGTTTAACCTCTTGAGAGGGGGAAAAAGAGGTGATAGATGAAAACCAAATTACTATATACTATTTGAGGTTTATAAATAATATTATTTAAGCAGGCAACTCTTTGGTATAAAGTAGCCCTTAGTACTCCCTTCACCGAACCGATTACATATGGTAGGTTTCTGTTTTGTCCCATGCAATCGGCATAGATTATCATCACCGAGCTGTGGACAACTTACTGGCACTCGTATCTTGTACCTACCTCTAGCTACTCGCTCAACCTTGCACCCATGCGTTTCGTAATAGTGAATATGGTCTCTTGTGAGTGGGAAATCCCCAAACACTAACCATCTACAACATGCCGCTTTGCATTTGTCCAAGTTACTCATACAGTCTACCATTTATCTCAATCGATTACCTGCTAAGATTAAGATAACTACCCAAATACTTGTTAATGTTGCGACTTGTATGTCTGCACTAACTATGCTTGTTACTATACCAATAATTACTACTAATAATGAAAATAATGTTAATCCTATGTTAGATTTTTCACTTAATTCCATTTTCTTTACTTCACTTCCTGCCATTACTATTTTCATTTTATTTTACCTCGTTATATTACGCCAATCATATCTAAAAAAGATATTGAAGCTATAAGTGTGAATATAATTATCGCTATCATCTGTCCCTTATCCATATCCAACCATATCATATCCATTTTATCCAAAGAAGAACGCGTGGTCCTTCGCACCTCTCAGTCCATGTGCAGCACAAGCCAAGGCATCAACATAATCGTCATGTCCACCTTCACTATGATGTAACTTGAGATTGCCCGATGCGGTTGTCTCGTACCTGAAGTCTCGCATCTCGAATATCAGCTTCTTATAATTAGGTATTACTATTAAGTCTTGCTCCATGAGCAGTTTAAGGTTAGAGAATATGTCTTCCTTAGTTCTAACAGTAAAGGTAAGCCCAATAATAATGTCTGATGCAGTAGGCGCAGTATTATAATTGGTCGGCTTGATTTGTGGTTGTCGGTTATACTTCCGTGCTAACACATCAGCAACTCCAGCACCAATACCTGTCTGGTCTAATATAATCTTCTTGAACTTAAACTTCTGATGTAAGAACTCAATATAATCAATAGCTTCATCCATAGTGTTCTTGGCTAGAGCTTTAATGAACACTACTCTGTGCGGCTCTCCTCTCTCAACTACCATGAAGACACTGGCATCCTGTCCCATCCGTGCCAAGTCGCAACCCAGATAGTAAGACTTCTGAGCATTAACAACTGAGCCAATCTCTGCCATGAGTTCATAGTCACTGGTCGTTTTCTCAATAAGTGCGTGAGGGAAATATGCGTCCTCATCAGCAATGAAATTAGCCTCATACTCTGTACTGAACTCTAATGAGCTACACTGCATGCGTTGCTCTTCAACAAACAGTTCAGTAAAGTGTCCCACCCCTACCGCATCCTTCCAAGTATAACGATGCGAAATATAATTCTCATCTTCTTGAAAGGAGCGATAAAAGTGGTTCATTCCAAAAGGCGTGGAAATCTTGATAACTTTACCACCAGTAGCTGCGACCATTGGCAATAATACTTGGTTCACTATTGAATCTTTGATGAACGCCGCTTCTTCGAGAATCAGTACGTTCGCAGTCATTCCCCTAATATTATCTCCAGTGTCTCCTGTTGGGAATGCGCTGATACGGCACCCGTTTCTCATAGTCATCATACGCTGAGTGTTAGAATCCACCTCAGTTCCGATGGGCGCATTCTTTACGTGGTTTCGAATCTTCTCGAATAACTCGCCTGCCTGTCTGTCAGTTGGACCTACAATAACAATATGACCATTAGGATTCTTGAGCGCTTCTACAATAGCCAATATACTAATAGTCAAACTCTTACCTGTCTGTCTACAGAAAGCACCAATGACTCTCTGCTCATTCATACAATCTTTAAGAAATCTTTCTTGATAAGGATATAAAGAAATATCGAACATACGCTCAATCTTTTGTTTTATAGTTAGTCGCTTCTTCACTCATCTCATCTCCTTTCAATAACTCAGTCCAATTTACTATATGGTGAATGTTCTCAGTCTTTATCTTTTCCCCGTGATGAAGTTTATGATTAGCTTGTTTAATACGTATATAATCAGCTGAACTCATACTCTCTCGTAGTGATTCTATATCGTTACGCATGTCAAATACACTAGCTTCTGGGTCATTAAGTGTTTCAAGAATCCAATCTATATCTGCATCTTTTACGCCCCGTTTCTTCATTGCTCTGAATTTTGCAGCCCATTTCTTTTTCTTAGATATGACCTTGCCTCCTTTGGAACCAAGAATAACCGCTCGTTTACCGCTGAACTGTGTCGCTGGATTTGGGAAAGGCATGTTTTATTCTTCGTCTCCTTGCTTGTATTTCGCCACCACTGGGTTTGTGACAATTGCCACAATATCGTGATGTTCTGGCTGTTGTTTCATAAAATATTCTACATCGTTTACAAGTACGTAAATACTTGGTAAACACCATTATATTTTATCGAATTCCCTCTTAAGTCTGATAATAATTGGGTCATTGATATCAATACCTAAATCGTTTGTGATAGGTCCTAAGATGTGATTCATCATGTTGAGCTTATCGTTAGTCTCAGTGATACGGTCATATCCACGCTTAGCTTTAGCTTTACGTGTAAGTTTCTTAATTTGTGCTACAACCACTTCTTTAACTTCTTCTTCAAGAGCTCTGTTACCCTCAATAATAGCCTGCTGCTCTTCTATTCCTTCATTAAGTTCTGCTAATTGCTTCACTAACACGTCCTGTTCAATCTGTGCTTGGAGCTGTTTTGCTCGTTGTTTGGATTCCAGGAGCTGGTTCCTGGTATTATTTTGAGCATTAAGATACTGTGGGAATGTGAATGTGTTCACAAATGGTACTTGAACTGTGTACTCTTCAGCATCAGGTGTATTTTTCATTGCAACATTGATTGCTGTTATCTCTTTCTCATAATTATCAATTGACTCTTGGAGTTTCATCTTCATAACTTCAGCCTTTTGTTTGTTAGCTTGGTATGATTTGGTTCTAATCAGCTCAACAGTGTCATCTTTCTTCACAAATATAAAATCATTCTTTTCTTCCATCTTTTAACATCTCCTTAATTTCTTTTAATTCTTTGACAGCCATTAACGACGTCAACACTTCTGACGGCATAAAATTAGTGAACCGTGGTTCAGCTTTCAGATTTTTATATTCGTGTAATGCTTCTTCAAAGAAATTATCTTTTTTAATATATGCATACAGCTTTTTAGGCATACCT